GACCACATGGAGACAGATGTTAACTTCCGTGAATATGTCGAGCGTATGGAATCGCTGCTGGATGTTAACTTTACGGTTGATGTTGAGGAAGTGAAGTAAAAACACAAAATGTCAAACTAGTCAAGGTTGTGTTTTAATGGGCAGACCTAGCATAGAATTAGACGAAGACCTGATATATCAGATGGCAAAGGAAGGTTGTAGCGTGGACGATATAGCTACCGAATTCGGTGTATCAGATTCGATAATCTACAAGAAGTATTACGAGACTTGGAAGGCCGGCCAAGCAGCTGGACGCCGGGCATTGCACAAGCGGCAGTTTGAAAAGGCAATGGACGGAGACCCCGGTATGCTGCGCTGGTTAGGTGCTAACAGGTTGGGCCAGTCTGACAAGGTGCACCAGACCAACGGCGTCCAAGAGATCGAAGTAGTAATCCGCAAACCCTTGAAAGCAGACAATGGCGAAATTGGAGATAGCCGACCCGCTACCAGCGCAGATCGACTTCTGGAGCAATCAGGCGAGGCATAGGGGCTTTGTTGGTGGCATCGGGTCTGGTAAGACGCTAGCGGGCTGCGTGGAGGTTCTACGTCAGCCTGCGGGCACGTATGGCACTATCCTAGCACCAACATACCCAATGCTCCGCGATGCAACCCAGCTCACGTTCTTCGACCTGTTTAGCCAATATGTCGAAGAGCATAACAAGAGCGAAGGGGTCACCAAACTAGTCAACGGCACCACCATATTCTGGCGATCCGCAGACAAGCCAGATTCCCTACGAGGCCCAAATCTAAACTGGTTTTGGCTCGACGAAGCGGACTATATGGACGGTGCGACGTGGGATGTTATGCTTGGTCGTATTCGCCGTGATCCTACCAGATGCTGGATAACCACATCGCCTAACGGAGATACCAATTGGGTATACGAGCGCATCTTCCGCAAGGCAACGGCAGGCAATCCGGACTACTACGTCGTAACAGCCAAGACGCGCGACAATATCCACCTGCCTAGCGAATACGTACGTAACCTAGAAGAGACGTATACGAGCGAGTTTGCGCGGCAGGAGCTGGAAGGAGAATTCATCGGGCCAATGGGTCGTATCATGCGGAAGGAGTGGCTGCAATACGCTCTGCTACCAGAGGATGATATTAGCTATGTCATAGGCGTAGACTTGGCAGTAGGTATGAAGTCAAATTCAGACGATCGCGCTATCGTGGTCGTAGGCAAGCGTGGCACGACATATTATGTCGCTGATGTGGTATTTGGGAAGTGGAGCTTTAACGAGACCAAAGACAAGATAAAGCAAACCGCTTACAACTGGAACGCGGTCAGGGTCTGCGTTGAGAACGTAGCATATCAAGAAGTGATGGTGCAGCAGCTACGAGCCGAGACCATGCTTAACATTCAAGGTGTGAATCCACGCGGACGCAATAAGCTGACGCGATTCCTACCTATTGCGGGCAAGTACGAGCATGGGTACATCAAGCATGTTAATAACGTACCATTGGAATTTACAGAGCAACTACTTATGTTCGACGGCAAAGATGGGAAGCCCGACGATATGGTCGATGCTCTCATCTACGCAGTAAACGGACACGAATCAAATACTTACGTTTACGAGATATAAGTGGCAATAGCCGATTACTTCCAAAAGATCTTTGGTCGTAACAATCAAGCACTACCAAGCCCTAACGGCACGCAAGTCGGAGGGCGAATTGGCTATCCCTCAAAAGCTGGTTACCTTGCCAACGTCGAACACGGATTCAATCGCAACCCAGTCGTAGCGGCCTGCGTAGGTGTTTACGCATCTACGCTTAACGAGCCGCCTTTGGCTGCTATGTACGACGATGGTACGATCAATCGCAATCACCCTGTCAGTCTGCTATTTCGCAAACCTAATCCACGGATGGGCCAAGCTGAATTCTGGCAGATCGTCTGGACATACCTAGCAATAGGCGGCAATGCATACATCGTGAAGGTACGCTCGGCAATGGGAAACATCGTCGAGCTGTACCCGTACTCGGATGCTCACGTTGCGCCTCTGCTTAATGATCTGGGATGGGTCTATGCTTACCGTTACCAGTCAGGCAACGTAACGCAGGACTGGCCAGCCGATGATGTGATCCATATCCAGAATCCAGCGTATCGCGATCCGGTCAATATGCACAAAGGCATAAGCCCTATCAGCGTGGCATGGGATAAGATCAACACATACAACGAACTGCAAGCTACGATCTATTCGCTAGTGGCTTCTAATGCTATCCCGAGCGGTATCTTGTCAGCTCCGGGCGATGTTCCTATTTCGCAGGTCGAATCTTTGCGGGCGCAATTGCGTAAACGCAAGGATGCCAACGGCAAAGATCGTACAGACGCTATCGTGCTAGGCAATGGGATGTCATACCAGCAAATGGGCTTGGATGCCCAGAAGCTGCAAGCGATTGAGACAACGCAGGAACTTGAGACGGCGATCTGCGGTGCATTTCGCATTCATCCAGCCGTTGTATTGACAAGCGCGGGCCTTGCACGCAGCACTTACAACAACCTTGCTAGTGCTTACCAAGAATATACTACTTTGACTCGCGTACCGTTCTGGAATGCGCTTGAAGAGCAGCTGGAATCGGGATTACGCAAGGAATTCCCAGACGTTCAGCTTGCTTTTGATACGTCAGAGGTGCAGGCACTACAACCAGACGCCGCAACGGTAGAAGCGCAGACATTGCAGCAGTTTACGGCAAACATCATCACGCTTAACGAGGCACGCGCAACGCTCAAGTATGAAGATGTAGAGAACGGCGATGTTTTTGCATACGAACAGCAGCCAGCAGGCGGCTTCGGTGCGTTTAGCGCTGATGAGCCAGAAGCAAAGCAGCTCAAAGCCCCATACGATGAGATCGACTTCAGCCCACCGCAGGGTGTGCGCGATGAAGCTGCAAAGGGTCTTGAATGGCGCGAGGAATACGGACGCGGAGGAACAGAAGTAGGCGTTGCACGCGCTCGCGATCTGTCGAATGGTCGTAACGTATCACCAGATACAGCGCGGCGTATGGCATCCTACTTTGCACGCCACGAAGTAGACAAGCAGGGGGAAGGATGGCAGCCAGATCAGGACGGTTTTCCCAGCGCAGGGCGCATAGCTTGGGCATTGTGGGGTGGTGACGCTGGCCAGACGTGGGCGAATAAGCTAGTCGGCCAGATGGACAATGAAGACGAGCGCGAGGGCAGAGCATCCGCACCTGTACAGAACGCAGACCCTATCGAAAGCGTCGAAGGCCGCAAGGTAAAGTGGCACGAGCCAGAAGCAGTAAAGTATTGGCAGAAGCAGGAAGACGTTGTTCTAAAGGCACTTGCACCTACACAGAAAGACGTTGCCGACATGATGAAGCGCATTGAGCGGGCCGTCATTAAGCAAGTAAAGTCTCATCGTTTTGTTGGCGTCAACAAAATGGTCAAAGCCCCGCAGGATGCGATTAACATCGCAGAGCTTGTCAAGCAGTTTATGGTAGCTAACCGCGAGACGCAGGACGTTCTACGCACACGCATTATCGAGCTAACACTTGAGAGCGTGGGTGGTGATCTAACACAGGTGCAGAGCTTTACCGACCAAATCCGCGATGAGCAGATTCGCAAGATGACGGAGAGCATGACCGAATCGCTAAAGACTACACGTAAGGATGTGGCAAAGGTTCTCGAAGCTAATGCAGGGCAGCCGGTCGATGTAGTGCAGGCGGCATTACAAAAGAAGTTTACAGAGCTTACAACGTCCCGCGCAAAGATGATAGCAACGACTACCTGCAAGGCACAGGCAAGCGTGGTGCAGAACCAGACCGTTAAGCGTGTTAATACTAGAGAGCAAGACCCAAAGCGCAAGGTAGTGCAAGTATGGCTATCACAACGGGATGATGATGTGCGCCAGACCCATGTAGATTTAGACGGCGAATGGATCGAAGAAGGTGAGACGTTTGACCAGTTCGTACCGGGTGCAGGCGAAGGCCCCGGACTGGGCGAACCAGAAGAAGCAATTAACTGTAGATGCACATTGCGTCCAGTTCGTAGATCACGAGTACCGGATAGAGACTAATGAAGTACAAGAACATACCAGTAGAATTCAAGGCCGATGAAGAGGGCAGCGTTGAAGCGTTTGTAAGCGTCTTCGGCAATGTCGATTCATACGGCGACCGTGTTATCTACGGCGCATTCAAAGAGAGCATAGAAGCCAAGCTACCAAAGATGGTATGGCAACACGATATGCAGCGCCCAATAGGTAAGACGGTACTAGCAGAAGAGATACCAGCGGGTGATGCACGATTGCCAGAGCGTCTGCGTGATAACGGTGCGCTCTATGTGAAGGGCCTATTTAACCTCAACACGACCGACGGCAAAGACGCATACGAGCATATCAAATTCGGCAGCGTTGATGAGTACAGCTTTGGTTATGAAGAGGTGGAGACAACGCCACTCGCAGACGGAACAAAAGAACTAAATAAATTAAACATTATCGAATGGTCACCGGTTACGGTAGGGGCAAACCCAATGACCATGACATCCAATGTAAAAGCTATGACACTCGAAGAAAAGCTGGATGTAGCGGCTACGCTTATCAAGCAGTCAGAAGAGCACGCCAAGGCTTACGCGGATATGCGTAGTAAAGCGGGCCGTGTGCTCAACTCTCGAATCAGAGGCATGATACTTTCACTTGCCGATCAACTGAAAGACGTGTCGAAAAATCTGTATCAGCTACATGCCGAGACAGACCCAATACCAAAGGCAGACGATAAGGAGATTAAGCGCAAGCAGCTCCTATCGCTTATGCAAACAATCAACACAATGGAGATAATCTAATGACGTGGGAAGAAATCCTAGCAGCTTTGGATGCCGTTCTCGCCGGTACATTTGAGACACCGGAAGCAATGGCCGCTGAAGTAGCAACAATCCGCGAACAGATCGCAGCGCTTCTTGCAGAAGCATCGACAGAAGAAGCCGAGATGGAAGAAGTATCGGCAGCAGTAGAAGGCGCAGCAAAGGCACAAGCCAAGCTCGCTCGCATCATGACAATCATTCAACAAAAG